TTATTGGCCTTTTAGGTTGGATTGTAGACCCTTGATCTCTTTGGATCAAATTAGGATTCGTTTAGGTAGCTTTCAACCCGTGGAAATCCCTAATTCATGGGCGAGAATTGTAGCGCCAATGCATGGGCAATTGCATTTGATCCCCAGTCAAGAAAGCATATCTAGTTATTTCTTTCAAAGTGGTATGCCTATTCTTGGTAACTTCAATATTTACTATGAAGCTAAGAGCTATATACCAGGCTATTTTGAGTTTAGTTACACCGCGGGTTTTGAATCCAGAAAAGGAAGTGTAACAATTCCAGCGGGGCAAACAGAAGCAAGGGTTACTTTGTCCCCTATGGTGTTGATGAAGTACAGCGTAACATTAACACCCCCTACAGGAGTAACAGCTAAAACCTTTGCTTTTGGTCAAGAGGGGTTTAGTGTATCCATTCCCCAAGCTAGAAGTGAAGATACAACGATCACCTACTTTTTAGATACATTACCAAGTAACATTAAGCACATGATCGGCTTAAAATCCGCGTGTAACTTCATTCTACAAGTAGCAGGTGATTTGATTTTGGGCGCGGGTATTGCGTCAAGTTCAATTGGGATCGATGGATTAAGCCAGTCAATTCAAACCACCTCTTCAGCGATGTATTCTGGTTACTCATCCAGAATAGATTACTATGAAAAACAATATGAAGCTTTGCGCGCAGCAGTGAAAGCGGAGTATCGTATTACTAGCTTTGGAGCGATATAATGACAACAATAAATCCAAGAGTACCTTCTAAATTAAGACCCCGCGTAGATTGGTTAAATGAAGAGTTTAGAAAGCAATTTTTCACTAGATCCGTTTTAGTAAATTGGGAAATGTGTAATGAATGCCCTTGTTCAAACACGGGCGCGGAACTTGATCTTGATTTACAAGCTTATACAGGCGTTGAAGTAGAGAAAAAAGGTGAGGTTCGTAGCGATTGCCCACTATGTAAAGGGATTGGCTATTTCTGGCATAGTAAACAAGAAACAAGAGTGATTATCACAAGCGCGAGTAACGATGAATCAAGATTCCATGAATATGGGGAATACGCGCGGGGAATGGTCAATATTACTTTGCTTCCTGAAACATTGCCTTCATTTGGTGATCGATTTACAATGGTTGATAGTAGCATCATCTTCAAAGAAACCAAGATGCGAAAAAGCGGGGTGCTTCAAAGTTTGAGAAATCCTATTGTTCCCAGATTGCTAGACACCCAAGGCGGGGCAACAACCCTAAGGGTTCTTAATTTACAAGTTGCAAATATTTCAGGGTTGGCAGATCCTACAAAGTCACTTATTGAGGGAACTGATTTTGATGTTACCGAAGATGGCTTGATTGACTTTACAAAAGGGGATGCTTTGGGTACAACCCCCGCCGTAGGTGCTAGATACTCAATTAGTTATTACGGGCATCCTAGATATTATGTTGCTGATAATCCCCATACTCACAGAGATTCAAGGTATGTAAGGAAATCAACACAAGAACAAATTAGATTGATGCCTGTTCAATGTAAAGCAACACTTGAATTTATGGGACTTGGTTTAAATGGATGATAATATAAAACTTGTATATTCCCAGCTTATAGACAAGCTTGGATTAACCAAAGAAGGCATGAAAAAGAAAGCTGAAGCGTTGGCTGATGCGATCCTATTAGAATGGACGGTGGAAGCGAGAAGTGCGATTAAATCTCAATCTGTTATGGATGCTTATGTAAAATCGTTATCAATCAAAAAGGCAACAAATAAACAAGTACAAGTAAGTTTAACACCAAAAGGGCAGGGCGGGACTTTGGCGCTTATGTATGAACTTGGTATGGGTCCGAATGGTATTGGTTCAAGTGGTCCGTATGATATGCGCGTTTTTATGCTCAAAGAAACCACTAGAAACATAAGAAGAGATAAGAAGGGGCAATTATATTTAAATGTTCCTTTTAAACATAGCGCAAAAGCAATCAAGGCTAGAGGTGATGAACATGTACTTAAACAAGCTAAAAAGTTGGCACCCAGATTCACAGCCAACGCCCCCCAAGTTTCAAGGGATGGCAATATCAAAGGGAGTAAAGGGGATAGATTACCGCGGGGATTAGTTCCCAAGATGAAAGCGCATCATACAACAGATATTTATGCGGGTATGGTTCGCCTAGCTTCTTCATACTCAAGGAAAAAAGACGGTAAAGCAGTAGTACAAACAAGCGGGTATATGACTTGGCGACGCATGACAATGAATCAAAAACCACCTAAATGGGTTCATCCTGGTATTCAACCCCTGTTCTTACATAAGAAAGTATATGACTCTTTACCTACCATCATAAATAGGATTTTTAGCAATGTTTGATCTACATCTATTAAGTATTTTAGCAAATGGTTTTAAGTTCTATGTGAACAATAAACCAGCGTTTAAAAAGTTATTTCTTGGGATATCCGATTCAACCCTTGAACAATGGTATTCACTAGTAACCCAGCAATTACCCTTGTTTTCTTCAAGGTATGCTCAAGGTACAAGAGAAGCACCAATGATCACGGTAATAGGTGGAATTGAATCCGTAAGTAACAATTTTTTAGGTAAAGCTTTGGCGCGTAATGCTCAAGGTTTTCTTGAAGTTGGTTATCAAGCTTCCGAAGATGCACAAGTGGTTATTTTGGCAAAGAGTCCAGAATTAGCGCGTTGTTATGCGATCATGATTCGAGCAGCATTTGAACAATCGTTAAATGCACTATTGAAGGCGGGGTATGATCAAGCTATGTATACAGGCGGTCAAGCGCTTGATCCAGAAGAGGAATTGGCAAGTGAAGAGCTTGGTATTTATGTTAAAAAGCTTAATTTTAGCAGTATGTACACCGTGAAAATTGAGTTAACAAAAGAATCTGAGTTCGGAGATACTACCGTGATATCTAATCCGCAAGAGCTTCTAGTTTTAGCCGTGGATCAAGAAAAAGACGGTATAAAAGGCGGGGTTATCCCTCAAACCTAAGCAAAATAGTTTAGTTTTTCTTATACTCAAAAAAAAGGAGTTAAAAAATGCCTAGTTCATTAAATTTGAATGGTTTAAGATTTTATAGACCAGGAGTCTACGCCAACATTGACGCTTCCGCGTTAGGTGGTCAAGGTGTATCTAGTGGAAATGTTGCCTTAGTTGGCGCTTTCCCAAGCTTTGAACACAATGAAGCAATCACTTTCACCAGCGCCGGCGCGTTAAGGGATTATGATATCACAGATAAAGAATTGGCTTTGATTGGCAAGTTATCATTTTCGCCTAGTATTGATGCAAATGTCCCAGGTGGTGCGCAAAGTTTAACCATGCTCAATGTTCAACCTAATACATGCGCAAACTTCATCATGACAAATAACAATGCTGATGAAGTTGCTACAATAAGCGCCAAAGTATGGGGGTTAAAAGGTAATAATACATTTTTCAGTTTTAACCATGATTCAAATGGTTATGATTTAACTTGTTCCAGAAATGGTTTAACAGAGTCTTATAGCAACATTACAAGCGGTGATGTTTGTTCTATCGAATATACAGGATCAAATCTAGACCGTGTATCTTTGGATTTAACTGATACAAGCAATCTTTTGATCACTTGGGGCAAAGATATTTCTTTGAACAGTGCTAATTATGGTGCTGTTACTTTAACTGATATGCGTTTTAATGGTAAATTGGGCGTTAAGCTAGATGATGCACCTAATGCAAATGTAGTTATTACCGTAAACGGATATAAAACTGATGGTGCGATTGCTACTGAAACAATTACACTAAGCAATAATACACAAGCATATAGCACAAATAATTATGCTAGTATCTATGGGTTGAGTGTTGCCAATAGCGCACAAGCAGGATTAGTTTTAACTTTGAGCGGGGAAGCGTTTGATATGGATTTGACAACATTTGATCTAGTGAGTGATGTAGTAGATTTCATTCAACAGGCCAGCGTTGATCATTTTACAGCTTCTTATTTAGCGTCAAAAAGCTATGATGCGACTTCTTTAGATGGTGGTTTATCTACTTTTGATATTAAAGGACAAGAAGCGATCATTAAAGCAGATTTACAAGAGTTAATTGATACCGTGGCAAATAGCGCAATTATTTCTATTGCTAGAAGTGGTTCAAATGCTTGTGATGATATGATTGACAATGCAGGTCAGTATATGCTTGGTGGATCTCAAACAAATGTAGTTTTAAGCGATTGGACTGATTCCCTAGAACTTATTGAAACAAGTGATATTCAAATTATTGTCGCGTGGTCCAGTCTTGTCGATGTGCATAAAGAGGTAGTTAAGCATTGTACAAATTCAGCTGTAAAGGGTTTTGAGCGTAATGCTTGGGTTGGTGCTTTGGCAAGTCAGACCATTGAAGCAATCAAGGAAAATTGGGTTAAAGCACTCAATAATAGAAACATTGCGATTGTTGGTCAATCTGTGAAACTTAGTAACCCAGAAGGCAAGATTGTAACCCTTGAACCCAAGTATTTAGCTTTGATCCTAGCTTGTATGCAAGCAGGCACACCAGTAGCAACACCCCTAACCAGAAAAAGACCAGATGTTTTAGATGTTCTTGGTTCATGGGTTGCTAATAGAGATGCTACCGATGCAATCAAAGCGGGGATTACTTGTTTAACAAGCGATTCTTTGGGTTGGCGTGTTGAACGTTCAGTAACCACTTGGATCAAAGATAATAATCCTATCTATTCCGAAGTAAGCGCCAATGAGTCAATTAATGCTAGTGTACGCGAGTTGAGAAGCGTACTTGATGCCTTTATTGGTCAAGGCAATAGCGTTTCTACTATTTCAGCCATTAAAGGTATTGCTTCCGAGAATCTAAGATCACAAGTAGATAGAAGCATCATCAAAGCATTTAAAGATTTAGTATTAGAGGATTTAGGCGATACTGTACGCGTAAACTATACCGTTGCAGCCGTTGAACCCTTGAATTTCATTTTAATCAATGCCAGCGTTAGACGCTTCTAAGGAGATACAAAATGGCAGTTTTAAGCGGTGCAAGAGCAAAAATTTATTTCAAAAACGCTCAAGGTTCTCAAGTTTTGGCGGGTTATGCTACTGGTGTAACAGCCAATGAAAATCACCAATTACAAAGGGTTAATGTGTTGGGTAACTTGGATTCTAGCGATATTATCCCCGTGTCTAGATCTGTTGATGTTCGTTGCGATTTTGTTCGTATTTCTGAGAATACTTTGAGATCTCAAGGTTTATGGCCACAAGGCGCAACACTAGATGTTTTGAACTTCCCAGAATTAACAATGAGCGTTCAAGATGTTGACGGTTCCGTAATCTTCCAGATTGAAGGGATTCGTTGTGAAAATAGAAGCTTTACAACCCAAAGCGGATCTATTATGACAGTCAACGCGACCTTCCAAGCTAAGACACTTAAAGAAACCTTTGAAATTTAATTAATTTAGTTTTTGATTCTATATTAAACTAAGTAAAATCCTATGACTATTTCACATAGGAGAATCAAAATGGATTTAAGAAATTTAGTACCCAAAGAAGAACAAGTAAAACCTTTGGTAAAAAGAGAAATT